GAGAATTAAACAGTATAAAGTTGGTAAAGGTAAGTGGAATCTTAATGTCACTCCTAAGGCAGTTAAGAGTATAGAGAAAGCATATGAAGCACCTGCTGTTGAACCACAGTCAGAGCAGAGTTTAATTCCAGAGACAGATAATACCTTTGTTAAGTTTGGTCCTTTTACTGATATTAAGAAGATAATTTCATCCAAGATATTCTATCCTACTTTCATTACTGGTCTTTCTGGTAATGGAAAGACATTTGGTGTAGAGCAAGCATGTTCTCAATTGAAGAGAGAACTTATTAGAGTAAACATTACAATAGAAACAGATGAAGATGATCTCATTGGTGGCTTCCGCCTTGTTAACGGTGCCACAGTCTGGCACAATGGACCAGTTATTGAAGCTCTCAATAGAGGGGCTATCTTGCTCCTTGACGAGATTGACCTTGCCAGTAACAAAATCCTCTGTCTCCAATCCATCCTTGAGGGTAAAGGAGTTTTCCTTAAAAAAATTGGAAGATTCGTCGAACCAAAGAAGGGTTTCAACATCGTTGCAACCGCAAATACTAAAGGTAAAGGTTCAGATGATGGACGATTTATTGGAACTAACGTGCTCAATGAAGCCTTCCTTGAACGATTCGCTTTAACATTTGAGCAAGATTATCCTACTCCTGTTACTGAGAAAAAGATTCTTCTACGTGCTACTGCTACAGTTGGTAAGCATGATGAAGAATTCTGTGAGCATCTTGCTAACTGGGCAGACATCATCCGTAGGACATTTAAGGATGGTGGTATCGACGAGGTTATTTCTACACGTCGTTTGGTTCATATCATCAGAGCATACTCTATTTGGAATGACCGTATGAAGGCAATCAAAGTTTGTGTGAATCGTTTCGATCAGGAAACAAAAGAATCATTTATCGAATTGTATGATAAAGTAGATGCTAATGTAAACACTGACGAAGAGGAATCTAATGACCAAACCGTTTGATGGTTATCTTGGACATATCCTCCGTCTCAAAGACGGTAGGAGTGTCCGTATTGTCGGGGATGGTGGTAATGAGTGGAAGGCAACACATAAAATTGATGTTGTAGACCTTGACGGAAATCAATTTCAATGTTATCATAGTGACATCGATCATGTCTGGAGTGAAAATTGAAGTATAATGAAAAGGAGATCCTCAAAGAGGTCTCGGATTATGTGACCAGTACCTATGGTGCTCACTACAGTAAGAATGGGATTCAAACATTAGATCTCATTGATTCTGTTGGTGATGCTGAAGCATTCTGTAGGTCTAACATTTTGAAATATGCTTCACGTTATGATAGGAAGGGTTCAGCACGTAAGGACATCATTAAGATTGCCCATTACGCTATTCTCCTTTTGCACTTTAGCGATAAGACTGCTAAAGCAGACCAGATTAACGCAACTAACCCTACATCTTTCTCAGTTGATTATGACAAGTAAAGTAACCCTATCCAAGAAAACACTAGATGTTCTCAAAAACTTCTCGACAATTAATTCCTCCATCGTATTCAGATCAGGAAGCACAGTACGGACTATATCCAACGCAGAAAATATTCTCGCGAAATTCACTGGCGAGGAAATATTTCCTACTGACTTCGCAATATATGATCTCAGTCAGTTTCTGTGCGGTATCAGTTTGTTTAATGATCCTCAACTGGAATTTACCAGTGGCGATTTTGTTAACATTCGTGGGGGGCGCCAGTCTGCTAAGTATTATTTTTCGGATCCTGAAATTACGCTGAAGTCTGCACCAGAAAAAAATGTAAATTTTCCTGGTTCGGATATACAATTCAGTCTAACTGAAGAAGATCTTAGTTCCTTACAGAAAGCATCTGCTGTTTATAGTTTACCTGATCTTACAATCTTTGCTGAAGAAGGTTCAGATACTATTAAAATTATTCTCAGAGATAAAGAGAATGATACCAGCAATACTTATGATCTAACAGTTGCTGGTTGTTCTACTGGTACCTTTACTTTTGATCTTAAGATTGAGAACATTCGTGTTCTACCAGGTGACTACTCTGTTAAAGTATCTAAACATCTAATCTCAGAGTGGATTAACCAGAACGTTGATCTAACTTATTACATTGCCCTTGAACCCGCATGAGTAAAGAGTTTCTTTGGGTTGAGAAGTACCGACCAAAATTAACAGATGACTGTATACTCCCACAGACTGTCAAGGATGTATTTAAAGGATTCGTCAATCAAGGCGAATTACCTAATCTCTTACTTACTGGATCTGCTGGTGTGGGTAAGACCACCATTGCAAAAGCATTATGTGATGAGATAGGTGCATCTTACATTATGATCAATGGATCTGATGAAGGTCGTTTCCTTGATACTGTGAGAAATAGAGTCCGTCAGTTTGCCACTACAGTCTCATTGACTTCTGGTGCGTCCCATAAGGTCGTCATTATTGATGAGGCAGATAACACAACTAACGATGTTCAACTGTCCTTGAGGACTGCTGTAGAGGAGTTTCATAGTAACTGTCGTTTTATCTTCACATGCAACTTCATTAATAAAATTATTGAACCGTTGCATTCACGTTGTACAGTTATTGATTTTAGAATCAAACCTGAGCAATCAATGAAACTGCAAGGTGAGTTTTTCAATCGCCTTAAAACTATTCTCACAAAAGAAAATGTTAAATTTGAAGATAAGGTTCTGGCTAAACTTGTTAGGAGGTATTATCCTGATTGGCGTAGGACTATCAATGAGTGTCAACGCTATGCTGCTAATGGATCCATTGACTCTGCTATACTCGTTGATGTCGCTGATGTTAATCTTGATAGTCTTCTTTCGGCATTAAAGCAGAAAGACTTTAAGACTGTCAAGGGATGGGTCATTCAACACATGGACAATGATCCTAGTATGGTGATGCGTAAGGTTTATGATAACATCTATAGTGTTATGAAACCTGCTTCAATCCCTGAAGCAGTTCTTATCATCGCCAAATATATGCGTGACATTGCTGTTGTTCCCGATCAGGAAATTAACATGCTTGCATGTCTAACCGAAATTATGATGAGTTGTGAATTCAAATGATTAACAAAGAAAAACTAAGAAACCAAGTGAAATCTAAATTCTATTACATCTTCTGGGGTGTAGCAACAGGAACAGTTCTACTAGGACAACTATATGTTGGTTCTGGATATAGATCATTTGCCAGATCATTGAATAGAGTCTTTGATTCTATTGAAATTGAAGTTGGTAGAGATTTTAATCAACGTGGGTTTTACTAATGCCATTTGCATATCATCTACCACCAATGCCACCTCATCAAGCAACCTTTATTGAACATAGGGTTATGGTTCCTGTACATGAGCATGGTATGAAAGATGGAAAACCTTATAGTAAATCTTACTTTGTTCATCCTGAAATAAAGAATCCTTTTTATCAATCATTCTAATGAAACTAGAAACAGCAAAAAAATTGATATCTAATATCAGATTTGGTCAGACCAGAAATGCTGCTAGAAAGAATAAGGGTCAAGGTTTAACTGTCAAAGACATTGAACTTACTCCTGATGATTTGATCAGGAAGTTTCAAGATCAAGATGGTAAATGTCATTGGTCTGATATTGTTTTAGATGAAAGTTACAATTACATAACAAGACATCCATTAGCAATATCTGTAGATAGATTGGAGAATAAGAAAGGATACACATTTGATAATGTTGCTCTAACTCTTAGAGTGTTTAATTTAGGGAAAGCTTCTTACACAGGAGACTTCTCCCATGTAGTTCAAATTATTAAGGAATCTTGGAAATGAAAAAAACACGTTATTATCTGAAATTAGGAAAGTCAAAATCAACCTTTGGTAAGAATGAGATTAGAACTCAGGTTGATGATCATATAGATGATGCTTATGTAGATCTAAACTTATGGTTCAAAGAATTTAGTTGGGAATTTATTGCGGCAAATAAGGTAAATGTTTATATGGACAAAAAGTTGAACCAACTTTATTGTTATGAGAGACCAACTAAGTTACTACAGGAAGAGTGGGGTGAAACTATCTACTCTTTACACTCACCAGATTTGATGATTGATTATGAGGAAGAGGTTGATCTTGAAGAAACTGTTACTAAACTCCCAAGTGACAATAAGTATTCTAATGGTATGAACTGGAAGAATGTAAACATCAAGGGTGCTAACTCTCGTTTACGTAAACCAACGACCAAATCAGCACCAAAGACTAAACCAAAGAAGGAACATAAACAAGAACTTTATTATTACCCAAAGGAAAACAATGACAATTGATAGTTTATTTTCAACACCTTTATATTATTCTAATGTAGATCACTATGATGATATTCAGGAAGAGGTTGCGGAATTGGTAGAAAGTAGTAATTTTAAAACCAATCCAAATTGGGGTAACAATCACAAACTTTCTGATCCTAATTTTGTTGATAATCCTATCGATAAAATGCAGACTACCAAGAATGAAATTTTTAGGCATGTTGGTAAGTTCCTTGAAGGAATTAAATTTCAGGAATCATTGGATTACAATGGTCGAGCAAACTACGTTATTGCTGCTTCATGGATTTCCAAATTTAGTAAGGGTGATTATGCACATATTCATAATCATGCCCATCACGAAATTGCTGGTGTTTATTACCATAAGGTAAAGGGAGATCAAGGTCAGTTTTTTATTGAGTGTCCTGTAGCACAACAGGTAAACTCTTTTATACTTAATCATACAGCACAGAGTGTTAGGATAACTCCTCAACCAGGTATGCTTATGTTGTTTCCTGGATTTCTTAATCATGGGGTATATGCAAACGAGACAGATGATGATAGAATAAGTTTATCTTTTAACATTAGTTTTCAGAAACCTTATTTTATGATGAACCTGTGATGAAGACAACAAAATCATTAAAGACTCCACTACGTTATCCTGGTGGTAAGAGTAGAGCAGTAGTAAAGTTACTACAGTATCTTCCAGACCTTTCTCATGTGAGAGAGTTTCGTGAACCCTTTTTAGGTGGTGGGTCTGTATCATTAGAAATTACAAAGAGATATCCT